AAAAAGTAATGGGATGCATATTATGTTGATTATATTTTCTAGCATATTATCTCCTCTAAAATATTGCTTATTGGGTAATATATTGGACTATATAGGAATAATTGTAAAGAGGTATTGCACAAAAGACCTCTGTTTGGTACAACTTGTATATGATTGAATTAATTGGCACTAGATGTAGTGTTTAGCCTTACAGAGATGTAAGGTTTTTTTTATTGGTGCTTTATGCAGTCAAAGAAAAGAAGTTTCATTGAGGCTGTAACAAATGTCTTAGTTGGGTATTTAGTTGCAGTAATTTCAAATTTAATTGTACTGCCTTTATTTGGCTATCAGGTCAGCTTGTTTGATGGATTTGCTATTGGGGTAGTGTTTACAGTTATAAGTTTAATTAGATCTTATGTGATTAGAAGATTGTTTAATAAATATGATAAAACTTTATAACGAAAATTGTTTAAATTATTTAGCATCTACAAAATCTAGTCATGTTGATTTAATAATAACATCGCCACCTTATGATAATGCTAGAACATATAACAATTCAAGTGTTTGGAATTTTGATATTTTTAAAAATATTGCAAATCAACTTCATAGGGTTTTAAAAGATGGAGGTGCAATCGTCTGGATTGTTTCAGATGCAACTGTAAAGGGTAGCGAAACTGGAACATCTTTTAGACAAGCATTATATTTTAAAGAGATTGGTTTAAATTTACATGACACGATGATATGGAAAAAAGAAACATTTACAGCAGTTGGCAGTATTAAAAGTAGATATGCACCTACATTTGAATATATGTTTATTTTTACAAAAGGAAAACTAAAAACATTTAATCCTATAAATGACAGAAAAAACAAATCATTTGGCTCTAAAAAACATGGCACGATAAGACAAAAGAATGGAGATACAAAGCCTTTAAGTAATATTGGCAAGCCAATAAATGAGTATGGTATTAGGCATAATGTATGGGAAATAAACACAGAAAAAAATAACACTACAAATCATCCTGCTGTTTTCCCACTTAAATTAGTGCATGATCATATTATTAGTTGGACAAATGAAAACGATATAGTTTTGGATTGTTTTATGGGCAGTGGAACAACTGGATTAGCTTGTAAAATATTAAATAGAAACTTTATAGGTATTGAAATAGATCAAGAGTATTTTAAAAAAGCTGAAGAAAGAATTAATAATGTCTAGAAAATATACTGAAAAAGAATGGATAGAATTCCTGAAGAGAATTGGCGAAGGTCGTTCCGCTAGAGATGTATGTGGCAATGATAAGGATATGCCGAGTTGGAGAACAGTATCAGAGAAGCTGAATAGTGATACTGGATTTGCTAGTCGATATGCTTTGGCTATGGAGAATAGAGGTCAGGTGTATGCAGATAAGATTACTGAGACTGTTAATGATATGTTGGAAGGTAAAATAGATTATAATCAAGCTAGAGTTGCGATAGATGCGTTGAAGTGGCAGTCAGCTAAGTTAGCACCGAAGAAGTTTGGTGATGTGCATAGGATGGAAGTGAAGCATGAGGCAAGTTATTTGGATGCTTTGAAGGAAGTTAGTAAGGTGGTTGAGGGAGAAGAAACTACACTACCGAATGCACTACGCACACGCAAGGAAGATGAAGAAAACAACACAATTCAATAGGTCGTTACACAACTAGCCTGACGAAACTTGTTGATACACAACGATTACAGAAGATATTTATCACTTTATTTATCACTTCTAATTTTTTTATTAGATTTTTGCAGGGATATTTGATCTGACCCCCCCCTTACAAATATGCGGGGGCATGGTGTAGATGTATATACCCCTCTCAATTTCGGTACTGCGAGATCCCCCTTATCTTGCAGGGGCAAGGGGTGGGCATTGAGCAACACGACTGAAACATTATTAAAATTACGCAACGATCCAGTTCTATTCGTTGAAGCAATATTGAAGGCTACCCCCCAAAGGTGGCAGAAGGAAGCCTTAATTGGCATCCGAGATAATGATAAAATATCAATAAAGTCGGGGCATGGTGTTGGTAAGACAGCATTCCAGTCATGGCTGATACTTTGGTGGCTATTAACCCACTATCCTTGCAAGATAGCGGTTACTGCAAACACTGCTCACCAGTTATCGGATGTTTTATGGTCTGAGATAGACAAATGGTATCGCAGGCTTCCTGAGGGGTTTAAGAGCCAGTTAGAGGTAAAGTCGGACAAGATATCGCTAAGAGGTGCTTCTGATAGCTTCTGCGTTGCGAGAACAAGCAGGAGAGAGAACCCTGAGGCATTGCAAGGCTTTCATAGCGAGAATATGCTTTTTATTTGTGAGGAGGCATCGGGTATACCTGATGTAGTCTTTCAGGTTGGTGAAGGTGCTTTATCGACTGAGGGTGCGAAGGTCGTAATGTGTGGAAATCCAACGAGGAGCGATGGATTTTTCTATGAGAGTTTCCATTCAATGCGAGACAGATGGTTTACATTGACTGTTTCTTGTGAGGATGGCGAGTATGTATCTGACAAGTTTTTGGAAGATATGAAGTCCAAATATGGTGAAGATAGCAATATTTATAAGGTTCGTGTTTTGGGTGAGTTTCCTACCCAATCTGACGATGTTTTATTACCACTTCATTTAGTGGAAGGGGCAACTAAGCGAGATATTGAGGCATCCCCCTTAACACCAGTTGTTTGGGGTTTGGATGTTGCGAGATATGGAAATGATAGGTCTGCCTTAGCGAAAAGAAGGGGGCAGGAGTTATTAGAGCCTATTAAGACATGGTCGCAAAAAGATTTAATGGAAATGGCGGGTATTATTTTAACTGAGTATGAGGCGGTTAGATATAATGATCGCCCTATAGCGATTTACATTGATGCGATTGGTATTGGTGCAGGACTAGCTGACAGATTGAAGGAGTTAGGATTGCCTGCAATATCTATTGCTGTTTCTGAGAGTGCATCGCTAAGGGATAAATTCACTCGTCTAAGGGATGAATTATTTTGGAATTGTCGTGAGTGGTTTGAGGGCAGGGATGTTCACATACCGCAGGATGATAGTTTAATTCAGGAGATAACTGGTATTCGGTACAAATATCTCTCTACTGGTAAATTAAAAATTGAAAGCAAAGATGAGATGAAACGCAGAGGTCAGAGATCTCCTGATGTTGCGGATGCTTTTGTTTTGACGTTTGCCGATCAGGGAGCATTAGCTTCAGGAGCAATGAGTAGATGGAACAGTCGGAAGAACCTAACAGTAAACAGTGCATGGATAACGTAGTTAATTTTCCGAAAAAGCCTGAGAGAAAGGTTACTTTCATACCGCCTGAGAAAGAAGAAGATTTTGGTTATGCCTTAGAGATGTTCTGCACTATGGCAAATGGCATTCATGTGTCTATGGGTCTTAGTTGGCAGGACATAATGATTGCTATGACTGTAGCGACTGCGAATTGCGGTGTTAAGGCAAACTTATCTGAAGAGCAATTTATTGAATATTTAAGACGAATTGAGGCAGGCGAGTTTAATGAATAGTCCAAAATGAGCAAGTTCAATCCATATATTAGTGGTAGATATGCACATATAAATAAAAATGATGTTGTATTCACTCCTGATTGGTTAGCGAAAAAAATATGCAGTATGTTTGACATACAAGGTAAGGTTTTAGAGCCATGTAAGGGTGAGGGTGCTTTTTTAAAATATTTACCTAAATCGACAGATTGGTGTGAGATAGCAGATGGTAGAAATTTTTATGATTACAATAAAAAAGTAGATTGGATAGTAACCAACCCACCATATTCAGACTTTAATCGTTTTTTAGATCACTCTTTTGATTTAGCTAGTAATATTGTTTTATTAGTTCCTGTTGCCAAACTTTTTAAGAGTATGGGTACATTAAAAAAAGTATTTGATTTTGGCAATTTTGTTGAAATTCATACTTTACCAAGTAGTAAAGCGGGTTTTCCATTTGGGTTTCCTTCTGCTGTTTATTACATCAAAAAAAATTATACTGGGAAAACCATTATAAAACTTTTTGAAGAAGATAATCTAATACCTTTTGATTTTTAAATTATAACCACTTGCAGGCGAGTTTAATGAGCAAGACTGATCCAAAGTTAAAAAAATTAGGATTGACAAAGTATAACAAGCCTAAACGCACCCCCAATCACAAGACAAAGTCTCATGTGGTTGTTGCCAAAGTTGGTGATAAGACAAAGACAATTAGGTTTGGTCAGCAGGGTGTAACTGGTGCGGGTGGTAATCCAAAGACTAAGAAGGATAAGATGAGGAAGAAGTCATATTATGCGAGGCATAATGCACAAGATCCTAATCCATCTAAGTTTAGTGCGAGATACTGGTCTCATAGGACAAAGTGGGCTTAGATATGCAACAAGGTTTATTATCGGCATTTAACCCATCTGATGCACTGCCTGCCCCTCGATACACTGGAATGTTGCTACCTATTGAGAGGGATATGTATGGCAATAAGGGTAATTTTGAATTAGCTGTTCCTCAGTTTTTGCAGGATGCCTACAGCGGAATAAATAAGTTTGGTCAGGTTTTTAGAGGTGAATTAAGCCCTCAAGAACTACAGCAATTAGCTTTTGATACATCGTTAAATGTCGGAATCGGTGGTTTATTAGGTTCTAAAATAATACCAAATGCTGTGCCTGAAGGTGCTTTAGGTATATTTGCAGGCAAAAGTGCGGTTAATTTTCCTGCAAAATCTTTGTTGCAAGACGTTGATAAAAGCAAAATAAACAACTTAAATGAGCAATATAGTCTTTTGAAAGAAAAGATATACTCAGATAATTTAACTCCCAAACAAAGGGTTAAGTTAAATAATCAAGAAGTGAAGCTGATTAACAATATTAACGCAGAAAATTTTAGAGTTGCAAATCAAGAAAACAAAGTTCTTGAGCCTTTAGATAAGTTTATGGAAAAGCAAGACTATAGAAAAGGTATGCCAAATCAAACATCTAGATTTTTTGGTTCAGAAAGAGAGTTTGGAACGGGTTTGTTTCAAATGCCTGATGGGAAATATAGATTTGAAATAGATGATACAAAAGCATCAATAAAAGAACTTCCTAGCGGAAGGCTTCCAAATTATGACGATGCTATTGAATTGACTAAGGATGCTTTCCCTTCCCTAAAAGGGGCGGATCTTATAAGAAAAGCGTTTTCAACTAGAAAATTAAGTGACGTAATTGATCACAAAGAATTGTTTGAAAATTATCCGCAATTAAAGAATACAGAAGTAGCATTTGTGGATGGCGGAGCAAGTTTAGGCGGTTATTATCCTAACGAAAACCTTATTACAGTTAATTTAGGGAAAGTAAATCCTGATACACCTAAAAACGTATATGACAGAGTTATGTCAATTTTGCTACATGAAATACAGCACAATGTTCAAGACATAGAGAACTTTGCAAGAGGCTCTAATATGTCAAGTGGTCAGCAAAATATAGCTATAAATATAGAAGATGCACAAAGAAAGTTAGGGTTATCGTCTAGAAGTGCCGATGATTATAGAAAAGCCAGTGAAGAAAGCGGAAGAGTAAATAATGCTTTATACCTTAAAGATTTAAAAAGAAAGTCTATAGAAGGCTCACAACCTAAATATTTATTTAACCAACAAGATTGGTATAAATATGGAGATCGCATAAGATCTGAGGTTACTGAAGAGTTAGGTTACCCATATCCAAAAGTAAAATCTCCCAAAAGAGATGCGTGGCAAAAAAGAGCCTATAAAAAACTTTATGAAATAAATGCAAATGATCCTGAAAACAAATATGGTGGTGGGGTGAGGCTTGCTCAAGAATACTCTGAAAGAGAGTTAAAGAACCTTTCAAAAAGGCTTGAAAGGGTAATGGATAAGAACTTTAAAAACAAGTTAGTTTACGACAGTCAATCAAAAAGAGTGCAAGCATTAGAGCAAATGGCTCGAAATAGAGATACAGATTGGCTTGCTTACACAAATCAATTAGGCGAAGTTGAAGCTAGAATTGTAGAGGCAAGGGCAGGGTTTGATCCTAAGTTGAAATCAGAAAATTTTAGACCAAAGAACCCTTTTCAAAATCTTGAACAAGGTTTGTTTGAGTATTCAAATGCTTATAATCAGCCAAATTTAGTTTCTGTTGCAGACGATAAACTCTTTGAAAGAGGGCAAGGTCTGCTTACAAAAAGTGGTTTTTAAAAAAGGGGAAGTAATATGCAACATTGTAATGTTTGCACTTACGAGTGGAAATGCACTGCTCGATATAAGTGTTTATTGGGTAAAATCAAGCCTATAGAAATTGAGGTTGAAATGCCTAAGCCTATACCAGTTCAAACCAGTAGAGGTGTAACTATGAGCCAAAATGTAGTGCCTCTAAAACCTAAAAAAAGAGGAAGGAAAAAAAAGAATGCCTAACATCGGTGGAAAGAAATTTGGATACTCAAAAGAGGGTATGAAAAAAGCGAATATGTACAAAGCTAAAATGAAGAAAAAGACTAAGACTAAAAGTAAGAAGAAGTCTGCATGATTGTCAGGTTCTATCGCAGACCTAAACGCAATGATCCCATTTTAGAATTAGCAATTTGTAGCGGTTGTGTAACTCCCAAAAAATGCAAAGTGATTTGGTTAGGAAGTTGAATGAAGAAAAAGCAGAGCAAGAAAAAGCCAGTGCCTACAAATCCGCAACTATACGCAAGAGTAAAAGCGGAAGCAGGAAGAAAGTACGATAAGCCCTCAGCTTACAAATCGGGCTACATCGTTAAAACATACAAGGCTCGTGGCGGTAAATATAGGATGGCATGATGGCAAAGCCTAAAGGCGGATTAACCGCATGGTTTGGAAAAGGTAAAAAGGGTAATTGGGTTGATATATCTGCTCCAAAGAAAAAGGGCAAATATCAGGCTTGCGGAAGAAAATCTGCAAAGAACTCATCTAGAGGCTACCCAAAATGTGTGCCTCTATCAAAAGCTAAATCCATGACTAAGTCTCAGATTAAATCTGCTGTATCTAGAAAAAGAGCCAATCCGAGTAAAAATGTCAAAACAATAGTCAAGAGGAAAAAGTAATGGGTAAGGGTATGAAGCATTATTTTCGAGATGGCACTGAGCATAAAGGTGGCACTCATAAGATGGCTGATGGAACATTGCACTCAGGTGTAAGGCATACAAAAAATTCAAAAAAATTATTTCATATGGGCGAACTATCTAAGACTGCTCAGGCAAAAGCTAGAAAGAAAACATAATGGCAAAAATGACAGATGAAAGATTGGGATCGATTATCCAGTCTGAAATAACAGATAGCCAAAACCATTTTGAAACTGAGTATTCATCAGATCGTTTGAGGGCAATCGATTATTATCTTGCAGAGCCTTTTGGCAATGAAGTAGAAGGCAGAAGTTCTGTTGTATCTACTGACTTTGCAGATGCAGTAGAGCAGATTATGCCATCGCTTATGCGTATTTTTACAAGTTCTGATAAGTATGTAAGATATGCACCAAGAACTGCTGAAGATGTACAAAAAGCAGAACAGCTAACAGATTATGTAAACTACATAATCAACAATGACAATGATGGCTATAGGATCATGTATAACTGGTTCAAAGACAGCCTCATGTTTAAGTTAGGTGTTGTTAAGTATTGTTGGGATGAAACATCTACAGTTCAAGAAGAAGAATATGAAGGATTAACAGAAGAAGAGTTAGCATTATTATTGGCTAACCCTGATATTGAGGTTGTAGAAAGACAAGAGAATTACACAACAGTCGTTAATGATATGGGCGAAGAAGTTCAGGTTCTTAACAGCTACGATCTCAAAGTCAAAATTACAAAAAAGTCAGGCAAGATAAAAATTGAGAATGTACCGCCTGAAGAATTTTTATTTAATCGCAGAGCAAAATCTTTAGAAGATTGTTACTTCATGTGTCATAAGACAACTATGTCTGTCAGTGATTTAGTCTCAATGGGTTATGACAGAAAACTTATTGAAGATAATGCAGGAATGATTGATGGCGATATTGATGAAGAAAGACAAAGACGATTTGAGGATCTAGAAAGTCAGTCAGGCACAGATCCAGTAGATCCATCACAGCATGAAGTTGTAGTCCACGATATTACAATGAAGGTGGATTATGATGACGATGGCATTGCTGAGATGAGAAGGATCTTATCTATTGGCGATGGCGGGGATGTAATTTTAGAAAATGAGGTAGTAGACTTCATACCTTTTGCAGTCATATCTCCAATCCTGATGCCTCATCGTTTAGTTGGCAGATCTTTATTCGATTTGACTGAAGATTTGCAGATGATTAAGTCAACTTTATTGAGACAATATCTTGACAGCACATATCACTCAGTATTGCCGAGAATGGTGGCTGTTGAAGGTCAGGTTAATCTAGATGATTTACTGGATGGTACAGCAGGCGGAATAATTAGAACAAGACAAGCGGGTGCAGTTCAGCCTCTTACTGCTCAGGGTATCGGATCTGAAGTGCAACCTTTGATGCAGTATTTAGATCAGGTAAAGACATCGAGAACTGGTATCAGTGAGGCTTCTCAGGGATTAGATCCATCAGTTCTACAAAGTACAACCGCTTCGGCTGTCAGTGCAACAGTTAGAGGAAGTCAGCAGAAGTTAGAGGCATATGCGAGGACTATAGCTGAGACTGGAGTAAAAGATTTATTTAGAGGCATATTGCATTTGATCTCCACATATCAGCAACAGCCACGAATAGTAAGATTAAGAAATGAGTTTATATCTGTAGATCCACGAGAAGGTGATAGCGGGTATGATGTAATTGTTAACGTAGGGTTAGGAACAGCAGATGACGAACAAAAAATCAGTTTTCTCCAAGCTATTGCACAAAAGCAAGAAACTATTCTGCAAACTTTGGGAGCAGACAATCCAGTTTGTAACTTATCTCAATACGTTAATACCTTACGACAAATTACCGAGATTGGCGGATTTAAAGATGCAAATCAGTTCTTTAACCCGCCTCAGGCTGTGCAGATGCAGTTGCAATTGCAACAACAGCAACAGCAAGGGCAAGAAAATCCAGTAGCACAAGCTGAAGTGCAGAAGGCTCAGGCAGAGATCGAAGCTAAGAGAATGAAGATGGAAGCAGACATTCAATTGGCTAGAGAAAAAGCACAAGCCGACATTCAGCTTGCTAGAGAAAAGATGCAGGCAGAGTTGGAGATGCGAAGGCAGGAATTAAGTATGGAAGCCGAGTTAAGGGTAGCTAAGGCGGTTACAGATGCAGAAATCTCAACCAACTTACCAAGAGCATAGGTTTTTAGCTGACATTTTATTTTTGGTAGCACACTCACAAATGCACCATCATTTTAAAATGTACAAAATAAAAAAAATTTTTATACCGCCAGTAAGATTAGGGCAGTACAGAGTTTTTTATACAAACTCTCATCCTACTGGTGTTTGTACTTGGGCATGGGTATCAGATGAGATCCTGCACAAGTTACAGAATGAGGGTTACTTGATACAGCCTCAGGATTGGCAGTCAGGCAAAAATTTATGGATTGCAGATTGGATTAGTCCATTTGGCAGAACTGGAGAGATGGTTCGCTCAATGCGGGATTATGTAACTAAAACTTTTGGAACAAATATAAAAGGTCAATGGTACAGACCATCAAAAGGGAAAAAAGGCTATGCGTTTTCAAATAAAGAAATTACTTGAGGGATATGATCCTGCCGATCTTGTAGAGCAGTCAATGTATTGCTTTGGATCTGATGATACCGCAGGAGAGGAAAATGCAATCGCAGGAGAGTTGGATAGAAGTGATGTTACTAATGTAAGTAACATTTCTAATGCAAGCAATTATGATGCACAGTTTACAGCAGACAATCTTGAAAGCAGAGGTTTAGATCCACAAGGTTTTATGTCATCTGAAAATTTTGCTCAAACAACTCAAGGCGGTGCTTCTGATCCTAATGCTTTAAATGATGAAGCCTACGCATCTATGGGTAGCACAGCTAATAATGTTGCACAAAATTTAGCAAATGCAATGAATGTTACAGCCTCTCCAATCGCATCAGTTGCGAGGCAGAATATTCCAAGTTATGCACAGCAACAAAATTTAGCAAATATGTCTTTTATCCCTCAAAATGCTTTAGATAGGACATATAATACAAACTATATTCCTGCTATTGATTTATCTTTTCCACAAAGATTTACAAATATGTTTAGCAGGGCTTATTTAGGTGAAAATGTTTACGACCCAATTCCTGCAAGTGTATCAATTACAGAAGTGGGGAAAAATTATAGTCCAGTGGCTTTTTCTCCTGAATTTACAAATAAAGAAGAAAATAAGTCTTTAGCTGATTTTTCAACTAATCTTGCAACTAATAATGTTGATATTTTGCCTGATGGCTTAGGAAATTTGCCACAATCTAGTGGAGCGGGATCTGCTCCAGTGACAATGCAAACAGCACCAACTTTTGATAATTCAGATTTTAATTTTGCGAACAGTAAGTCAGCAGAAAATCTACAAAACATGGCAAATATAACTGGTGGGTTTATTCCAATTGTTGATAATGTTGTTGGTGCATTAAGTGGTGCAAGTGGAACTTTAAATGCTCTCAATCAAGGTTTTGTTCCAGAGTTTGATAAAGATGGAAACATAATAGATGTTAAAGACTTTAGTTTTGGGTCTAATCAGACTGAAGGATATATAGGTGGTCAAAGTCCATCTTTAACAAATATTTATGGCAATAATCCTGAAAGGATCAATACAGCTAATAATGATAGTGGCAACGATGCTCCGCAAGTTGTTAGACCAACAACCAATCCAGTAAGCGGTCAGCCAGTCTGCCCTGATGGATATAAGTTTGATGACGATTTGCAGGCTTGCAGACTAGATACAACAAAGCCAAATATGGGTTCAGGCACAATGGGATCAGGCGATGCTTTTTATAGAGCAACAAGTTTAGATCAAGCACCAATGAATGTACCAAGCGGTTTTGATTTTAATAGAGCCAATCAGGACTTTGTAAGTCAATTTGCTTACCGCCCTGCTAACTTTACTAATCAAATGAGTTTGACTGGCTTTACTCCATTTAGGAGATCTTAATGCAGGAAGGCAGTGCGAGAGAAGATTTAGAAAAAGGCAACAAAGCTGACATTTTATTAAAAAACGTAATTTTTATAGAAGTTTTTGAAAATTTAGAAAAACAATTTTTAGATGCGTGGAAGAACTCACCTCTCAAAGATAATGAGGAGAGAGAACGCATTTACTATCTTTACCAGTCTTTGCAGGCACTAAAATCAGGAATAGAGAATGTTAGTGCAAATGGAAGGATTGCTAAGGCTCAATTAGACAGACTAATTGGGAAAACAAAATAACATAAGGGAAAAATATTATGGAAAATGTAAACTCGAAAGAGAGCGGTTCTATATCAGTAAACGAAGCAATTGACCAATTATTACCTCTAGAGGAAGCAAAAGCTAACCCTCAGGAAGAGGCAGTAACCGAGCCAGTAGAAGAAGAGGCTCAAGTATCAGAAACCGAAGAGCAAGAGGAAGTCTTAGAAGAAGATAACTCCGATGAAGGCGAAGAAGTAGAAGATACACCCGATCAGGAAGATGATGCTGAAGAAGTCGAAGAAGAAGTCCAACTCTACAAAGTCAAGATTGATGGAGAAGAGGCAGAGGTAACTTTGGAAGAGGCTTTGTCAGGTTATCAGAGAGAGAGGACTTTTCATAAACGCATGAACGAAGTCTCCCAAAAGAGCAAAGCGATTGATGCAGAAAGTGCAGAAACGAAGCGATTGAGAGATCAGTATGCGGAAGGACTTCAGCAATTAAGCCAAGCATTACAAGTGCCTGAGCCTAATTGGGAAGAACTGCGAAAAACTAAAACTGCTGAAGAATTTGCAACTATTCACGCAGAATACCAAATTCAGCAAAATAATTTAGCTAAAGTACAACAGCAACAACAACAAATAAAATCTCAACAGCAAGCGGAGATGCAAGAGCAATATCAAAATCATCTAAAGTCTGAGTTTGATACTATGCTTGATAAGATCCCGACATGGAGAGATGAAAAAGTTAGAGAGACTGAAAGATCTAAGGTTATCTCATATGCTAAATCCCAAATGGGTTACACCGATGATGAAATTGCTCAGGCAAGTGATCATCGTGCAATCGTAACTCTAAGGAAGGCAATGTTGTATGATGAGTTAATGGCAGGCAAAACCAAAGCCAAAAAGAAGGTTAAGGATGCCCCAAAAATGGTAAAAGCAGGAACTCCTAAAACAAAGTCTGAAGTTGTATCAAAGCGTAATCAGGACATGATGAAACGCTTCAACAGTAACAGTACAGTAGAAAGTGCTGTTGAACTACTTTTAAACAGATCAGCCTAAAAGGAGAAATTTAAATGGCTACACATACCACAACCACAGCAGTTGGAGAGAGAGAACAACTAGCTGATATTATCTACAAGATTGATAGTGATGAAACTCCTATCTTTTCTTTAGCAAAGAAAGAAACAGTGAATGGCACACTCGTAGAGTGGCAAGTTCAGGAACTAGCTTCAGCAGGACAAAACAGTCTTTCTGAAGGTGCAGATGCGACTTACG